ATTTTTTCGATGGTTATAAAGGTGGAGATTTAATTTTTGGTGATCAAAAAAGAAATGAAGTAAAAAGAATTTCTCTAAAACAAGGAAGTGTTGTTATATTTCCATCAAATTTTTTGTATCCACATAAAATTGAACCAGTTACAGAGGGAGAAAGATATAGTATCGTAGCATGGCTAGAATAAGAAAAGATTTTAGATATAAGTTAATAGAAAATTTTTTAAATAAGGAAGAATTAAATTTACTTCGTAAGTATGCTTCTTATAAATTAAATAATTTATCGAGTGCTAATATTATTGGAAGTGATACAACAGCAGCACCATATTGCTTAGATTATGCTCGTGACGATCTTATGCATACAATTTTAGAATCTAAAACGTCTTTAGTAGAAAAGGAAACTGAATTAAAACTATTTCCTACTTATGCATATTGGAGATGGTATCCCCATGGATCTCTGCTACACCCACATACAGATAGACCCTCTTGTGAAATAAGTGTAACTGTAAATATTTACAAAACAGAAGATTGGCCATTAACCATAAATGATAAAAAAATAAATGTTGATTCGGGACAGGGTGTTATTTATTTAGGAATAGAAGATAAACACTCAAGAGAAGGCACTTATGAAGGAGATGGATTTGCTCAATTGTTTTTACACTATGTCGACCAAAATGGTTTTTTTGCTCATCATAAACATGATAAAATTGTAAAAAGACTTGGAAAAACACACGATAAAGGAGATGTTAAATTAATTGAAAAATTAATAAATCAAAATGAAAATTCTTGATAACATTTTATTAGATAAAGATTTATTCAATTTATATAAAAGACTTATAAATAGTAATAATTGGGATTTATCACGAAGTTCCTTACCTGATCAAGATTACGGGACGTTTCCAGGTATGACTATTAGAGATCAAAACATTGTTTATAATCAATTTTGGGATGGATATTTTGTATCTTTATTTGAAAACATAAATAAAAATTTTTTTGAAAAATATAAATATACTTTACCTAACACTATAGAAAGAATACATTTAGGCGCAAAAAATAATATGTCTTATACAGAATTTCATAGAGATGATCAGGAAACTCATTTGACAAGCATAGTAGGATTTTTAACACCTATTTGGGCAAAAGAATGGGGAGGAAATTTACAAGTTGAAAATGAAAAAATTGAATTTAAACCAGGTCGTTTTGTGATATTTGATAGTAACAAAATTCACGATGGCAAAGGCCCTAATTCAAATATTGCTTATTGGAGAATAAGTGTTAATTATAAATTAAAATATGATAAAAGAAAAAACAGTTAATATTAAAGATTTTATTGGGACTTACGATAATTACATTCCCGAAAAAGAATGTGACAAAGCTATTGAAGTTTTTAATCAAGAAAATAAATTTAATAAAGTTTTTGATAGGCTGTATACTGAACAGGCTCCTGTTAGTGAAAAAAAAGACAAACAATTTTTTTGTAATCCCGAAAACATCGATATTTGGTGGGAAGAATTAAAACCAATGATGGTTAATTTTGATTTAGCTTTAAAGCATTATATTCAAAATACAGGTATCACAGATCAATATAAAGAATTTTTTTATACTTCTTTAAAAATTCAAAAAACTTTACCCACAGAGGGATATCATATCTGGCATATTGAACATAACAAAGGTTTTCACAATGAGTCAAGAGTTTTGGTTTTTACAATTTATTTAAATGATGTTGAAGAAGGTGGAGAAACAGAATTTTTAAATTTTTCAAAAAGAGTTAAACCAAAAAAAGGTAGAATAGTTATTTGGCCCGCAGCTTTTCCATACGTGCACAGAGGTAATCCACCATTAAAAGGTGAAAAATATATTCTTACTTCTTGGATGTTATCAAGCCCAAGAATTTAAGTTTTAATTATATAAATTATTGTTAAATAAGGTTGAACCACTGAAGTAGAATCTCCAGTAAATGTAGCACTCATGTTGTGAGAGTGCGCTCCACCACCACCTGCGTTTCCCGAATTTCCTGAAGTTGTAGTTCGGTTTCCAACGTTGGATATATTACCACTTCCACTCGGAGCATTACCTGGGTGACTGTGAGGCGGAAGTTGTGGAACTGATATTGTTGCATTAGCAGTCGAACCACCTACATTACCTGCATTAGCTGTAGCGTTAGCACCACCCGTTGATCCCAATGTTTTGTTATTTGATTTTCCTATAATTACGTTATCTTGAAGATCCGGTAAATTAAAAGTTGAAGACCCATCTCCAGCCCCATACGTAGTGCCTATAATAGTAAACAATGCAGAATAAGTTGTTCTTGAGACTGCGCTTCCATCACATTCTAAAAAACCACTTGGAATAGAAGAATCAGACCATTCAATTATTGTCGCTGTTGGAATTCCTTCAATACCTGTTAAATCTGCTCCATTAAAATTATATTTAGTTGCTTCGTAGTTTGACATATTTTCCTAAGTTTTTATTATATAAATTAAAGTTAAGTAAGGTTGAACCACTGAAGTAGAATCTCCAGTAAATGTAGCACTCATGTTGTGAGAGTGTGTATCGCCGCCTCCAGCGCTTCCAGTATTTGAAGGGGTAGCGCCTGCTTTAGGCCCTGGAGGTGTATTACTTGGGCTATTTATTGAGCCACCTCCTTGCGGGTGAGTATGTGCAGCCATTTCTGGAGTAGTTAGAGCGTGTGCACCTGTTGAACCAGCGATATTTCCAGTTGATGCTACGTTTTCTGCTCCCCCTGTTGAAGCTAATGCTTTTGTTCCAGATTTACCAATTGCAGTTTTATCCGAAATATCTGGAACGTTAAAAGTTGAAGACCCATCTCCTGCTCCGTAAGTTGTTCCAACTATTGCAAAAAGAGCAGAATAAGTTGTTCTTGAAACTGCCGCACCATTACATTCTAAAAAACCACTTGGTATAGAAGAGTCTGTCCATGGAACTATCGTAGCTGTCGGAATACCCTCGATACCTGTTAGGTTCCCTGCGTTAAAATTATATTTAGTTGCTTCGTAGTTTGACATATTCTCCTTAAGTTTTAATTATATAAATTACTGCTAAGTATGGTTGAATTACCGAAGTTGCGTCACCAGCAAAATTAGCACTCATATTATGAGAGTGTCCTCCTCCGCCTCCAACGCTTCCTGTCGCTCCAGGGTTCATGAATTTATTATTATAAGGCATTTCAGCAGTATTTTCCGTTCCTGGTGCACCTACTGTAGCAGGGTGACTGTGACCTGCTATTTGAGGTGTAGTTAATGTTGCGTTAGCTGTTGTTCCTCCAACGTTTCCTGTTGAAGCAACTGTGTTCGCTCCTCCAGTTGATCCTAATGCTTTAGAGTTTGATTTACCTACTGGTAAATTATCTTGTAAATCTGGAACGTTAAAAGTTGATGAACCATCACCTGCACCATAAGTTGTACCTACGATTGCAAATAATGCAGAGTATGTTGATCTAGAAACAGCTGCACCATTACACTCTAAGAAACCTGATGGAACTGAAGAGTTTGACCATGGAACAATAGTTGCAGTTGGAATACCCTCTATTCCAGTTATATTAGATCCATCATAATCGTATCTTGTAGCTTCGTAATTTGACATTCTTTTACAAAAAAAACTAAGAACTATATGAAGTTGGTCTAGCTCCTAGTCTTTCTATTTTCTCCTCTGATGTTTCGCCTTCGACGTTATTATCGTCCCAAGCTGATTGAAGATTTAAAAGATGAGCTGAATCCCATTTATCGATAAAATCTTGAAAATTTCCTAAATTAGCATCCGCCCAACTTGAATGGGGAGTAGTATCTCTATATTCTACTTCATCACTTGTAACTGATGTTCCATACTGAACTGCCCAAATATTAGAAAATTTTGATTGATTCCAAAACGTATCATCATCATCGATAACATAAAAAGTACCAGCAGCATCTCCTGCTTGTTTAACTATTGTCTTATCATCAAAAATTACACTCCATGTTGCGTTTGTAGCCATTCTTATTTCTCCGTGTAAGTCCACCCTGTTGTAGCGTCACCTGAATATACTAATTCAAGTCCTGCACCTTGTGTATTAACAACAAGGTCAGATGCACTATTTGCTATGTTAGAACCATTTCTACCAATAGTAAGTGCGTTGCTATTAAAATCATAACCTTGGTCTACAAATGATACTTCATCTCCTAGAGAAGGCGATGCTGGAAGCGTAATTGTTACAGCTCCACCATTTGTATTTACCAAAAGTTGAGCTCCAGCTTGAACTGTTTCAGCTGCTGAAACTGCTCTCCAGTTTCTTTGCTCAGATAATTTTACAACGTTTGTACCATCAGAATATAATACGTAGTTATTTCCTTCACATAAAAGAACACCTGTACCTGATGATGTTTTGAAAGTTAAAGTGTTTCCTGCATGATCACATGCGTTTTGAACATTGTAGACTTTT